TGCTCGGATCTTCCACCACCTCGATAGAAAAGGCATCTGCGTAATCTTCCAAACGTGGCCCTACGAAATCTTCGGCCTGGGAACGCAAGTCATTGGCAATTTTCTTTTCGACGTATTGATCGAGTTTGTCCAGCGAAACGGAATACGCAGCAAGTTCGTGACCCTCGCCGTGCAAGGCCGTAAGCTCTTCTTCCACCGGATTGTAAGTGATCTCCTCGACGCCGTAGGTCCGGAGATCGTACAGGTCCGCTACCTGCTCTCCACTGGTGAAGGTGACCTTCTCATATCCATCCATGGCGGCCTGCCGGAGGAAAACCTTCAGACCCAACAGGGGCCACTTTTTCTTATGCGGGACGTCTGGGGGCACGTTGGTTGACGGTGATCTGCGTGCCAAGTTTTCCTGCTTTGCCGCACGGATGCGGTTCAGTTCTGCATGTAATGTTCGAATCAGTTCTTTCTCGGCGGGCGTGAACATCGTCGGGTCTTCTACTTGACCCATGCCGTAGAAAAGCTTTTCAAGCGCGGTTTCTATCTCATCTGGGCTGGGTACGTCTTGCTGGCCGTGAGGTCCAACGCCCTCTACAGGGTCGTACCATAGCATCCCTTCCAAGTATGGATGCTTGACGAGGTCCTTAGCCTTCTCAAATACGTTTACTAATTCTTGGTTAAGTTGCTCTGCCTCTGCTTGGAGGGCCGCTTTGTCCTTCAGGGTCAGGGATTTTGTGTATCCAAAAAGACGGCCTGACCGACGCAAATCGGATTGGAGCTCATCAAGGTGCCGGGTTGGCGTTCCTTCCGTCGTTTGCCGCTCCGTACTACGTATATGGAAGTTCAGAGAGAACTGTTCATCCGGGGTTTCAGCCGGAATCCTGAACCGGGGTTCACCAAAGTGTCCCATGAATTCGCGGCCCGGGGTTCCGATATATACCAGGTCTTCGCGATAATCAGTAAAGGGTCCGGGGGCCACGTACTTGTCCTGGTACAATGCCGTGCCCGTTTCCGGTGCATTCTCCCTGGCGACTCTCTGAGCACCGGCAACAGCATCGTATGTGTTGCTAAACCTCTCAAAGGAGCCCTCGGGATACTGCACCACGTAATAAGTAGAGGCGGCCCGGGCCGGGTCGAACAGGTCAAGATTGGCGTCCTCAACACGAGTAATGGTGTACTGTCCCCCAGATCGGTCTGTAGCCACGAAGGTATTGGGCTTGTCAGGATGGTCCTCCCATCTGAGAAAGGGACCTCGTCCGAAGCTCCGGACTATAAGTCGAGGCATGTTTTCGTCTATGTGCGCCAACAGCTCCTTGGCCGTTATCCTGGCATCGCCTTTACGGGTCTCCAGGGGACTGTCTTCCATAAACCAGGACATCTCTTCCTCGCGGAAGAAACCCTTTTTCTTCCAGGAGTCCAGGATCTTCTGAAATTGGCCAACCGTACCCTTGGCTGGCATTTTGGTCTGGATGACCTCTCGAAACTTGCTGTACCACTCACCTGCCTTCTGGGCCATTGGAGTACGATCCAGAGGTTCGGCAGGCCGGGCCTGGCGGGCCTTGCGCAATGCGGAGGCAAACAGACCTTTGATGTCCTTGTCCGACCACTGGATCTTACTTCCCAACTTCCGGAGCCACTTTTTGAAGAGAAAGCGCAGACGTTCCCACAGACCCGTATCCAGGTCGTCCTTATCTACATGGTCCCCGAGAACCTCTTCGGCGGCCATGCGGGGATCGGTCCAACCACGATCTCGGTAGGACTTTACTTCGGCCGGATACTTTTCCGCGACCATGTCCATGAATGGAGCATAGTCGTTCCCGAGAGTTTGAAAGACCCCGATGTGGAAGATCTCTTCAATGGCAGTTCGTTCGGCGTCGCGCAGACTGTGTATCTGATCGGCAATGAGATGACCTCCGGACCGATCTCGCATGGTTTGACCCATCACGTGGTATCCGGATTTGATCGTCCTCTCTGCAGACTCGCGCTCAAAGGCGGACGGTATGCTTTCGACGTTCGGATAGATGTCCAGTCGTATTCCGGCCTTTTTGAAGAGCGGATCGAGATAGGCTTCGAGGCGTTCGACGGTTTGGGTAGGGCCTGCCCGAGCCTTCGTAGTTGCCTGTGGAATATAGTCGGCGTCCGTGGGGGGCGGTATGTAGTCCGGGGCCGGAGCTTTTTTCTCAGGTTTCGTGACGACTTTGGCCACCGGCTCCACCTTGATCCCGGACTTGCGCCATCTGGCGGTACGAGTAACTTGGCCCTTGTCGGTCTTTTCAGACCACGAAACCCGGATGAAGTCGTCCTGGACGTCCGTTATTCGAACGTCCCGCGTAGTTTCTTTGCCTTGTGTATTGGTGAAAGAAAGCGTGGTTGTCCCTTCAGCATCGGACCGGGCCTTCAAAGATGCCCAAAATTCGCTGTCCTGTGGCGAACCTGGGACTATCTCAGTTTCGGCGATGGTTGGTATACCTTCCGGAGAAACGCCCTCTACGGCTTCGAGAACGCGTTCTGCGTACTTGACCGCCACTCGGTCTTTGGACTTACTCCAACGAACGAGCATGTCCTTGTAGTCGTCCCGACGGGACTCTTTGAGCTCTTGGTAGTATCGAATGGACTGCTTGACCGCTCTGTCCACGCCCTTCATAGTGGCCGGTATGTCCGGAGGAAGAGATATGCCAGCCCTCTCGAATTCCCGCTCCTGGATGAAGTTCTTCGTAGTGCCGTGCGTGTACGCAATAGCATTGTTGGCCAGGGCAAAGGCCCTGCCGGTGTCCCCGGAGCGAAGAGCCTCTTCGGCCTCCTGAATTGTGCGCAATGCGTTAGTGACTCGGTATCCGGCCTCGATGCGGTGCCTGCGAAGTTTGAACAGATCAATCAGATGTACGGACTGGTTGATGACACTTCGAGTATCCTGGATATGCTCCCACACGGCTTTACTGTCGTTCCTGAGATTACTCTTCTCAATTATGCCTTCGGTGGCATGTAAGTTTCGGATCTTGGCATCTACGTCCAGGATACCGGCATTGATGTCCTCGTATGGGGCATCGACTGGTTTGCGGCCCGGAAACGAACCGGGAGGGGCTGGAGTGATGATAGGCGACTTGTCAACTGCAGCCGCTTCCTCACGGGCGGCCCGGCGTACTACGCCCTTCTCGCCGGTCACATTAGGAGGTGGGATGGCCCGGTACGGCTGATGATAAGAATCCCACTCAGTCTGGAACGTGCCGACCGGGCGGCCCTTAAATGTCATGGTGGTTTTGGTAGGATGTTCAAGAGGCCCTATAGCGATGGCCTTCTTGACGGCTCGATACCATGGCTTCTGAGTCATCTTTACGACGTTGATTGTAGGGAATTCTACAACGAGCCCTTCCTTTATGGCCCTTTGCCAGTCGGTGCCTTTGGACTTCATGCCGAGAAACTTGGCAAGATCGGCCTCATCTGCCAGGGACATCTTTCCCTCACGAACCAGCCCTTTAATCCGCTTGGGAGATACGGACACTCTGAGATGCGGCGTGCGGTATTTGACCACATCGTGGGTCATCTTACGCCACAGCTTCGGACCCCCGCCAACCACACCCGCCTTGAGCATGAATCCAAACACGTCCGCCACGTCCCGGACGCTCTGAGGCGATCCTTCCGGAGCCATGAACTCCGTGATTGCACTCCCGCCTCCGAAAGGCGCATAAGGTCGGTCGTACATGAGATTAGCTGCGACATTGTCCAACTCGTCCAGAGTCATGAACTTTCCAATGCCCATGAGAGTAGCTTTGGGAGCATAGGAAAGACCGGCACCTATACCAAGCATGATCGGTAGAGAGAGAATCTCCATGGTTCCGGGACCTATAGGATAGCCTTCCTCGCGGGCTCTCTTCCTGAAATTGGCAAGTACTTCAGCCTTTGCCACTTCGTAGTCAGTCCCTTGGGTGCGAGCGATGCGTACGGCAATTTCATGAGCTATGGCCTCCTGATCTATCGGATCCGCCATAGCCTCAAGAGGCTGCCGAAAGAGTACTCTTTTCAGCATTCCTCCCAGAGTCTCCGGTTCTTCTTCCGGTTGGGGTGTCAGTACCCCTCCGTATGAGCCTGTTCGAGCAAGAATGTCTTCCCGTACCTGACGAGTCTTGAGCCCGTTGAGAACCATCATCACGCGCTGTTCGGCCTCTTCCGTAAACACCGGCGGCTTGAGTGGGAGATCTCCTACCTCCTCTTCAGTCATTCGAAGGATGTCGACGGGTTTCTGGGCTACGGCCGTAGCGTCAGACGGGGCGATCTCTTTTGCCCGCTTCTGTTCCAGGGCTTCGGCTTCGGCTTTCAACTTGGCCTCATGCTCACTCTGGAGCTTGGCAAGGGCGGCGTCCGTCAAACGCGTCAAAGACGGGCCTTCCCACGTAGCCGGTTCTATGAAGCTCGGATCGGGGTCTTCGCGAGGCTCCGTCTCTTCTATCTGAATGGCACCGAGAGCTTCCTCGAACTCACCGAAGGACTCTCCGATGTTGTGCGTTTCAGATACCTTGTTGTAGAACGCATGACGGCGCTGTCCATCCGTCATGGCGTCCCGAAAGGTGTCGAAGTCGCCGATGTTGTACCGGCCTCTTAGGTTGTCATGCAGCAGCTTGAGCTTGTCGATGTCCATTATCTAAAGAACCCCGGTATTTCTTCACGTCTTGCACCAAGTTGGCTTCGAACGCGGGCCATCTCTCTGTTAATGGAGTCCATAACGGCTCCGTATCGTCGGGCCTTATCGTAGTCCATCTGAGGACTATCCGGATCCATGAACAGATCGTACATACTTTTGGCCTGGTCGAATTCTTCTTTCAAGGCGGTAAGCCGGTTTCTGAAGTCACGATGTACTTCCGCCAGGCTGTCTTTCCTGGCAGTGGCCTTGAGCTTCATTTCGGCTCTTGCCGCAGCGGCGCTGTCTTCCTCAACCGTGTGCCTGAACTTCTCTCCAGCACGGCCGAACTTCAGCAGGTTAAGTTCGTGTCTGAGCTTGAACATCTCATCCCGAAGCGCCCGGTTGGAAGAATCGGCCTTCGCTCTGTATTCACGAGCCAAACGACGCTCCTCACGGTCCAGGCGGCGTTGCTCTAAGTTTTCGGCCCTGAATATGGAGTCCTGCCTGGTCTTGGCAAGACGATCTTCACGGGCCAGAGAGTCCTTACGGTACGCATCGTAGTCGAACCCGGCCGGATAGCGCCCAACGCCGGTCTTTTTTTCCATCCAACGAAAGAACTTCCGAGCCTCGTCTATACTCCACTCCTTGTATTTTGGCATCAGAAACTCCCTGTTCGTCTGAGATAGTCTCCAAAGATGCTATCCTGACGTCCCAAACTTGGTTCGTTTTCTTCCTCTCCCTCCTCCTCCTCGTTCCATCCGGCAATTTTCCGAGCCCAGAGCAGATCGTCGATGAGCCGCGGATCCGGCTTGATTCCAAGCAGAGACGTCTTGACGTAGTCGCCCCATGGACCGCCGAGCATGTCTTTGGCCATGCCATACTTGGCTCCGGCCGATACAAGACCGCCTACCCCCGAGGCTACCTGACCCAGGGCACGGGCTCTTTCAGCACTCTGGCGTTCTCTGTAGGCCTCTTTCGCCGTGACAAACTGTTCGGAAGCCTTGGTAGCTGCGTCGCGCTCCGAAGCTGCAAGACGCTCTTCGAAGTCCATGAGCTTGCCGCGCACGTCCCGGTAAGGTCTGTCTAAGTACCGAGCCCCGATTATGGATTTGCCGGACGGGTCCATGGACATGAGAGCCCTGCGGACCTGATCCTCTTCCTCAGAGGCAGTGGCCATCAGCTTCTTGAAGATGCGAGCCTGAAGGGTTTCCTCCTGCTCTTCGGTCATGGCGCCTTCGGACGCACGCCGACCGAGCATACGTCCCTCCCGAGTCTCTCCAAACTTGGGTCTGCGCCTGAACAGATCGTACAAACCAAAGCCGGTTTGGACTATGGAGGGACCCGCCATTGCCGCAAATAACGGAAAAGGCATATTGACCTCCCTTACTGGCGGTTGCGGTTCTTACTACCGATGCCCATTCCAGCTTCGACCTTGAAGCGATCATTCAGAGTTTTGACGTCGAGCAAGGCCATCTCCAAGGCCGCCTTCGAGCGATCCAGCTTGCCGGTCATCTTCCAACACTCGGCCTCGGCGAATGTCACGATCAGCTCGTGTAGCGATTCGTTCAGATCGCATGTGACCCCACTCAGGTTGAGCAGGTCGAAGTCGTGGGTCAGGAAATAGATGGTATCGCCGGTGGCAAAGTTCGAGGCCGCAGCGGGCGATACCGTGAAAGCACGGTCGTCAGTGCCTGGAACGGCGCCGATAGCATCATAGTCCGTTACAACGTGGTACGATCCCTGACTGATGGAGTAGATCACGGAGTCGTTGTAGTAGTCATCGTCGTCCGCATCGTCTTCAAGACCCTGATCGTCATCAACAAGAAACGTGGTTGTAGACGGTGTACTGTGCTCCGTTATAGTAAACTTGTGGAGCAGGGTTGTCGGCGTCTTGAGGTAATACAAATCCCAGGTGGTTTCGGAGGTCGGAAGTACATAGACCTTGTTCTGGAAAATGTAGTACAACGGGTTCTGGGACGAGGCTGCATAGAAGGTGTTCTCCTTCTTCTTCAGGTCTGTAATGTCGATCCTGGTTGCGAAAACCCCGTCTGAATTACGCCCTACTCGAAGCACCCCTTCGGCACCCCGAAGCACTTTGTAGGCAGTCGAGTTGGACCCCGAACCATCCATCTCTATCATGCCCCCGCTGTGGTCAACAGACTCCTTGTACTCAAGCTCGGTCAGATACTTGTTGTCCAGTAAGTTGGCCAGCTTGTCCTGCGCATTGTTGAGCGTCAGGAGCTTAAAGCTATCGGTGAACTCCTTCTTGTCCAGGTCCTCCAACCGGGATGCGAGTTCGTCGATCATTTCGGATACGTTCATGGTGAACCTCCGTTATGTCACTCGTCGTGGACTACCCGTATGCGAGCGATCTCAGTGTTGGGTGAAATACCGCCGGACCTGGAAGTGATGAGATAGTTGTAGCCCGTGGCCGTCTCGGCAGTAATGAGGTAGTTATCGTGGTTCTCGGTGATCTCCATGGTGAATTTCTTGGCCCGAAGCTTCGGGACAATCTTGTATGTAGTCATGACGGCTGAGGCCGGAAGTGTGTACGTGGTGCTCTCAGCGGTCGTGTTGTTTTCGGTGTAGAACGCAACGGCCAGGGCCGTAGCGGACTTGTACGTGATCCAGATGTATCGAACCACCTCAGAGCGTTCGTCCGAGACGTTGATGTTTCGAATCCGAACTTCGGCCTTTGTCTCGCAAGACACGACCTTCCCATCATCGTCGTCACCGCCCGGGGCCGTTTTATAGGTAGTTACACCGGCCACCCCCGTGAAGGTCCGGGAAGTCTTCCCAACTCCATACTCCGTATCACCATATATGATGGCATAGGTCGTGCCGGAGACGTAGTAGTCCTGCCCCTCGATGATACTTCCAGACGGTACGTTCTCTTCGGATTCGATCAGACGATACACACGAGCCTTCCCACCAGGTCCATCCGCGGTGCTTTCCCAAGCCAATATTTGAGCCTTTTCATCAAGGGCCAATATGGACGGCTTGACAAGGGTGCCTTGTGTGCTCCCGATGTCCACTTCACGCCATGTACCACGGCCTGTGTGATAGGCCCACGTGACCGTGTAAGTGGTCCCGCTGGTTGTATACCGAAATACGTAGAAGATCTCCTTGGTCCACTGATTATACTCTGCGAGGATCTGCTCCTTTTGGGCCTTGGTCATTGCATTGTATACATTATCGATAGGCTCTGTAATCTTGAGTCGTTCTGTCGGAGTCTGGTCCGAAGGGGCCAGGTTGTTCGGTTGGAGCCTGTAGATCCCGTCGTAAAAGCAGACAAAGACAGAGCCCCCTGCTTCAATATAACCATACGGGGCTATGTTTCCAAGGTTATGGACAATCTCACGGGGCTTCAGGGTACTTGGATCGACCAGGCGGATGTCGGACCTCTTCATCACAACGATATTGCCGAACATCCCGGCAATGCCCGTGATCTCACCACCCTCACGGTCCGGAAATCGTGCCACGTTGGCCATTGGCGTGACGTCAAACTGGTTCGGCTCCGAGACGGCAATCCAGTCGCGGTGTTCTTCATTCTCCCCACCGGGGTCCAGAATGATGTTTCCCTGCACGAGGCGGTTACCGACAATCTTGGCAAAGAGACCATTCACATTGATGGACTTCGAACCTTCAAAAGGATGAGTACTGCGAACCGGAAGGTTCGTGTCAAAGAACATGTATCCTGTATCGCCTGATACCCCGAAGTCGTCGGTAAAGTACAATCCGTCTTCCAGGGTCACAAGGTGGAATTCCTGTTCGGTTATGTATTCTCCTTCGGCGGTCTCATGTGTTCCAAGCCGCTTTCCAACCTGTACGGCCCGGCCGTCGCTGGCACTTATCGTACAGAACTCTCCGTTGGCAGCCATCGTATCTGCAGCAGTACCGGTCCCACCATGGTTTGCAATGATGACCCCGCCAGAGAGAGTCTTCTCGTCAATAGCGGTTGCAAGAAGAAAGCAGTTGTTCCCACCATGCGCTCCGCTGGAGCCGGTATGGTCGTCAAAAGCACTTTCAACCGTCTCCTCTTCTATTTGGTAAGCCGAGTCCCAATAGTCCCGAACTAAATCGTCCTCTCCGGCGTCAAGAACCAGATCGCCCGTTGTGGTCCGTGTTGTGCTGCATGTGATGGCCGAGGTATAGTTCACCATGTCCCGACTCTTGAGCTTTATTCTGATCTTGTCCTCGCCGTTTCCTACGGGAGTTCCGACCAGCCCCGGAATGTGTATTCGCCGACGCATGGAACTTACGCCAGTACTTGCCCCAGCAGCCTTAACATGGTACTTGTTCGCCTTCCGCAGAAAATTGATGTGCATGATCTTAGCATAAGGACCTTTCTTGGCCCCGGACCGGTACACGTTCATTCCGGTGATTCGAAGATTGTGCTGGGTCTTGGTGATGCTAAAATGGAACGCACTAAAAGAGACCGGAAAGTACTGGACTTCCAGGGCATCCGAAAGCAGAGACTCCTGGACACCGTCGTAGATATAGGAGAACTTGTAGAAGAACACCGGACCCAAAGCATTCGGACTGTATCTGGCTTTGGCCGCCTGCATGGCCTTCACAATGGCAGCGCCCTGGCCCTCACCGGTCGGCGTGTATCCCTCTCCCCATTGCTGTTGCCAGGCTTCGTAGATCTCGGGCGGTAGTTCGTCGTTTGGTCCAAGGCTAAGCTCCGTCTTGATGTCCGCAAGAGTAGACGCCTTCGGGACGTACTCGTCAAGAATAGCT